GCAGAAGAACGAGAACAAGTAAGAGAAATTACCGAAACTGAAAACAACGCTATTATCGTTGCCTCCTATGGTACATTCTCAACTGGTATCAATATTAAAAACCTCAATAATGTTATCTTTGCTTCTCCAAGTAAATCACGCATTCGCAACCTGCAAAGTATTGGACGAGTTCTTAGAAAAGGAACAAACAAAGTAAAGGCAATCCTATATGATATTTCTGATGATTGCACTAAGAATTCTAGGAGAAACTACACACTCAATCATTTCATTGAAAGAATTAAAATCTACAACGAAGAAAATTTTAATTATGAAATAATTACTATACAATTAAAGAAGGAATAAATCTCATGGGAATAGAAGACGATTTTTATGCTACAATAAAACTTAATTCAGGCGAAGAAATATTTGCCAAGGTCGCCGCATCGGAAGAAACCGATAGAACAATGTTAATAGTTCATCATCCCATAGTGATTGGTGAACTAAAAGGTAAACATGGAGTTGTTGGATATAAAGTAGAACCTTGGTTAAAAACAAGTAAAGAAGATATGTTTATTATTAATTTGAATAATGTTCTTACATTATCAGAATCTAATGACGTAGAAATGATAATAATGTATCAAAGATATTTAAGAGATTCTGAAGATGATAGAACTCCAGAAAGTAAAATAAGTAAAAAAATGGGATATGTCGCTAACGTAAAAGATGCGAAAGAAATTCTAGAGAAAATATATAAAAATAAAAATAATAATACTAAAAGCTAGATCCTACCCTTGAACCTCCACAAAGGTATTCTACTTGGATTTTTTAACTTGTCAAGTCATAATTTAAATGTTATAATATCTACATAGTAGTGATAATGACTTATGGCAATAATTAAACCTATGGCAAAAAGAAAAAGGTCTGAGCACTATGTAAATAATAAAGAGTTTCTTGCTGCTTTGATAAGGTATCGTGAGGATGTTGAGATTGCTCAAATACAAGATAAGACTAAACCTGTTATTCCAAGATACATTGGTGAATGCTTTCTTAAGATTGCAAATCATTTATCATTTAAACCAAACTTTGTTAATTACATGTTTAAGGAGGACATGATCTCCGATGGTATAGAAAATTGTGTACAGTATATACATAACTTTAATCCTGAAAAGTCTCGTAATCCTTTTGCATACTTTACACAGATTATACATTATGCATTTCTCCGTAGAATTCAAAGAGAGAAACGCCAATTAGAAATTAAGAATAAGATTATTGAGAAGTCTGGTTATTCAGAAGTTTTTGATGATAATAATCAAATTGACGGAACAACTCATTCGGACTATAATCAAATTAAAGATAACGTGCATTCTAAGTTACGTAACTAATGAAAGTTGCTATCATAACTGATCAACACTTTGGTGCGAGAAAAAATTCTAAATTATTTCATGATTATTTTTTGAAATTTTATGATGATGTTTTCTTTCCTACCTTAGAAAAGGAAAAAATTACAACTGTTATTGATATGGGTGATACCTTTGATAGTCGCAAGGGTATTGATTTTAGTGCGTTGACGTGGGCAAAGGATCATTATTTTGATCGTCTTCGGGATATGGGAATAGAAGTTCATACGATAGTTGGTAATCATACAGCATATTATAAAAATACAAATGATATAAATGCAATAGATCTTTTGTTGCGTGAGTATGATAATGTAAAAGTATATTCAGAAACAACTTCTATTGAAGTAGGTGGGTTAAACATTCTTCTTGTGCCTTGGATTAATCAAGAGAACAAAGACATGACTTTGAAAATGATTAATAAGTCAACAGCTCCCATGTGTATGGGACATTTAGAACTACAAGGATTCAAGGTTAATGATTATGTGGTAATGGATCATGGTTTTGATATAAAACCTTTTGAAAAATTTACTAAAGTTTTTTCTGGTCATTTTCATACAAGATCTACACAAGATAATATTTCATATCTTGGAAATCCTTATGAGATTTATTGGAATGATTGTGAAGATACAAGAGGATTTCATTTATTTGATACTGAAACATTAGAAACTACTCCTGTTAACAATCCTTATCGTCTTTTTTATAAGTTATATTATAATGATAATGATCACCAACTCTTCAATGCAAGTGAGTTAGAGAATAAAATAGTAAAGTTAATTGTTAGGCAAAAAACAGATACTAAGAAATTTGAAAAATTTATTGATAAATTATATGCATCTAATGTTGCAGAATTAAAAGTAGTTGAGAATTTTGAGTTTAATGGTTGGTATGATAAAGATAGTGGAGATTATGAATCAGAAGATACAATGTCCATACTTAATAGGTACATTGAAGAATCCGAAATTAATTTAGATAAATCAATCATTCAGAAAATGATGAATGAGGCTTACCAGGAAGCATGTGAGATGGTATAATGTTTATACTAACCATCGCTGGTAAGGAACGTGAAGGAGCTTATTCCGTTGAGGATGAACATGGAGATCAAATTCTTTATTTGTTTGAAGAAGAAGATGATGCTGAAAGATATGTCATGATGTTAGAAGAACAAGATTACCCTGAAATGAATATTTTGGAAGTAGAGGATAAGTTGATGGTTAAAACCTGTGAGAATCATGGGTATAACTATACCATCATTACCTCTGATGACATTGTAATTCCTCCTGTTGTTGGTCATGATATCATTTGAAAAAATCCGTTGGAAGAATTTTTTATCAACGGGAAATCAGTTTACAGAAATTAATCTTAAAAAGAATGAAACTACTCTAATAGTAGGAACAAATGGTGCTGGAAAGAGTACAGTTCTTGATGCATTGACGTTTACTTTATTTAATAAACCCTTTCGTAAGATTAGTAAGGGTCAATTAGTTAATACAGTAAATGAAAAAGATTGTCAGGTAGAGGTAGAATTAAGCATCGGTACAACAAAATGGAAAGTAATAAGAGGTATTAAATCAAATATTTTTGAGATTTATAAAGATGGAAAGTGTTTAGATCAATTTTCTAATGTAAATGATCAACAAAAGTGGTTAGAACTTAATGTTCTTAAGATGAATTATAAATCATTTACTCAGATTGTTATTTTGGGTAGTAGTGCTTTTGTTCCTTTCATGCAATTGACTGCATCAAATCGTAGAGAAGTCATTGAAGATCTTTTAGACATTAAGATTTTTTCTTCCATGAATAATATCTTTAAAGAAAAGATTCGTTTTGTTAAAGAGGAAGTAAATGTTTTTAGTCTTAAGAAAGAATCTTTAAATGATAAAGTACAGATGCAAGAAGAGTTTATTGCAGAGATAGAGAATAGAAGTAAAGAAAATATAGAGGAAAATAAAAAGAAGATGAGATCGATAGGTGATGAGATTTGTGTATTAATGTTAAAGAATGAACATACAGAGGATCAGGTATTTGGACTTACTGAAGAACAAGAGAAAGTAACAGGTGCTACAGAAAAGTTGCGTGAGTTAGGAAACCTTAAAGGAAAAATATCTAATAAGGTAGCAACGATTACTAAGGAACATAAGTTCTTTACAAAGAATACGGTTTGTCCTACATGCACTCAGGCAATCGAGGAGGAGTTTAGAATAAATAAAATCGACGATGCTCAAAATAAAGCAAAGGAGTTGCAATCTGGTTATAAAGAACTAGAGGAGGCAATTAAAAAAGAGGAAGAGCGAGAGCATCACTTTACAAAACTATCTAAGGAGATTACTTCACTAACGCATGGCATTTCTAAAAACAATACTAAGATCGCTGGATATCAACGACAGCAGCAAGATCTGGAATCGGAAATACAAAAACTTACCGATCAACTTGCAAACAGAAATACTGAGCATGAGAAGTTAACCACCTTTAAGGACAAACTATCAACTACATACGACGAACTATCTTCTAGGAAGGACACCATACGTTACTACGATTTTTCGTATGGTTTACTTAGAGACGGTGGAGTTAAGTCAAAGATCATCAAGAAATATTTGCCTTTGATTAATCAACAGGTAAATAGATATCTTCAGATGATGGACTTCTATATTAATTTTACTCTTGATGAAGAGTTTAATGAAACCGTTCAGTCTCCTATCCATGAGGATTTTTCTTATGCTTCTTTTTCGGAAGGTGAGAAAATGAGGATCGATCTAGCACTCTTGTTTACTTGGAGAGAAGTTGCTAGAATGAAGAATAGTGTCAATACCAATCTTCTTATTATGGATGAGGTCTTTGATAGTTCATTAGATGGATTTGGAACCGAAGAGTTTCTTAAAATTATCAAGTATGTTATTACAGATGCAAATGTATTTGTTATTTCTCATAAACAAGGAATGGACGATAGGTTTGAAAATGTGCTAAGATTTGAAAAAGTGAAAGGATTTAGTAGGATGATTGGTTAATGCCCACCTTTACACATACACCCACTGAAAAGAAAGTATTCTTTGCACATATTCCTAGAACTGCTGGAAGATATGTAGAAGCTAATTTTTTATGGAGAAATGATTTTACATGGGACGAACTTCCTCTTGATACTGGAAAGGGCGTGATGACTGATTTGCATGGAGCAGAGATTGCTCATTGGCATAAAGATATTTACGAAGAACATTTAAATGTAAAGGATATTCCTAACTTTTCAATTGTCAGAAATCCTATTGATAGATTTATTTCTGGATCAGTTTATCTTAAAAGACTATATGGAAATGATTCGCAAGAGTTATTTGAAGATCCGAATTTATTTTTCTCAATGATTGCTAATATAGAGGCAATGGATCCAAGTTTTTCTGCCAATTGGTTCATGCCTCAAGTTGAATTTATGACTGATAGAACTAAAATATGGAAGTTTGAGGATAGTATGGGAGATAATTTTGTTGAATGGTTAGGTAATTTGATAGGAGTTAAGTTAAAGTTTGATGAGGATATAGAGTATCCTAAAGCAAATGATGAAGGTAATAAACTTGACAAGACCCCTAAACTTATAGATAATGTGAAACAACTCTATAGAAAGGACATTGAGCAATTCTACCCCGAACTGGCAGCATAATTCGGGTAAACCACCGAAGAGAAAGCTGAAACCTCAGGCACTGCGGTCTGCAAGAGAAAGACGCAGACAGTTATTAAAGTGTCTACAACCTCCTAATAAGGAGGTTTTTTCATGTAATATAGGTATATACGAAAGGAAATTACATGGCAGTTCAACAAGAAATCAAGTCACAACTAGCGAAGTTGCTTGCTACTGAAGACATTGTAGTAGAGCACAAGCATTGTGAGACAGCACAATTCAATGTAGAAACTCGTGTATTGACCCTTCCCCTCTGGGAGAAAGCAAGCAATTATGTATATGATATGCTTGTTGGTCATGAGGTAGGACACGCACTCTTTACTCCTAATGAGGATCCCCCAAAGCACGTTCCTCATAACTTCCTTAACGTATGTGAGGATGCTCGTATTGAGAAATTGATGAAGAGAAAGTATCTGGGCATTGCCAAATCCTTTTACAGAGGATATAATGAAATGCATAAAGATGATTTCTTTGAACTAGATGGTGAAGATATTGATAATTTTAATCTTGCTGATCGGGCTAATCTACATTTCAAGATTGGTTCGTTCCTTCCTATATCTTTTTCAGATCCTGAAAAGGAGATTATCACTCTAATACAAAATGCCGAGACCTTTACTGAAACAATCGCAGCAGCAGAAGCGTTATATAATTTCTGCAAGCAGGAGCAAGAAGCACAGGAACAAGTTCGTCAAGAGTCTGAAGGGATTCAGTCAGAACTTTTTCCAGAATCCGCTTCAGGTGGTGATTCACATACTGGGGATAGTGACACTGATAGCACTGGCGATATTGATTCTTCCCTTTCTGACTCTAATAGCGATGCTCCTCTGGAAAGTGGGATCGGTGATACTGATAGTGATACTAGGGGCAGCGATAATGACACTTCTCTAGAACCTACAGTTGAAACAGCAGATGCATTGATGGGTAAGTTAAAAGATCTTACTAAGAATGCAACTAGTGAGAATGTATACGTAGAGATTCCTAAACTTAATCTTGAGAGTGTGATCGTATCAAATGAAACTGTTCATGAAATAATAGATAAGCATTACAAAGCAGAAGATGAAAGATATAGTGAAGCAGTAAAAGCAAGAGCAGGGGAGGATGTTCCTCAAGGACTAGAATATCTTTATCCTAAAACTACTTTCCAATTCCCTGATGATGAATATATCAAATTCAAAAAGGATGCTCAAAAGGAAGTGTCGTATCTTGTTAAAGAATTCGAGTGCAGAAAGTCTGCTAGTGCTTATGCTCGTGCTTCAACTGCTAGGACTGGGGTTTTAGATACAAGAAAACTTCATACATATAAGTTCAATGAAGATCTATTCAAGAAAATAACGGTTCTCCCTGATGGTAAGAATCATGGTCTAATCTTTATATTAGATTGGTCTGGTTCTATGCAGTATGTTCTTCAAGATACACTGAAGCAACTTTACAATCTAATCTGGTTCTGTAGAAAAGTTCAGATTCCTTTTGATGTATATGCATTTACGAGTGAGTATAGAAATAGAGTTCAATTAAATCGTATGGATCATTACGATAGGTTGAAAGAAGAAAAGATTCAACACTGTGAAAGAAAGGAAGGGTTTCTTCATGTGGAGGCTGAGTTTAATTTACTACACTTCTTTACTAGTGATTCAAATGCTAAGACATTAGAGAATCAAATGATTAATATATGGAGAACTGCTTATTCATTTGCAAATCGTTCCATTTACGGTTATCCATATGAGTTGTGTCTCTCTGGCACTCCATTAAATGAAACATTAGTCACTCTTCATCAACTTATCCCACAATTCCAAGAGAAGACTGGTGCTGAAAAAGTTCAGTGCATTATTCTTACTGATGGTGAAGGTTCTCAGATTCCTTATAATAAAACTGTTCATCATCACTGGGATGATAATGAGTTCTTAGGAACTTCTAGTTGTCATGGAGATCGTTCTTTCCTAAGAGATCGTAAACTTGGCAGAACTTATAAACTTCCTGGTTCATATAGATCTTTCACTGATGCTCTCTTGACTAATCTTAAAGATAGATTCCCAAGCACCAACTTTATTGGTATTCGTGTTCTTGAAGGTCGTGATGCAAGATATTTCATTGGACATTATCATTGGAATGATGATAAGATATTGAATGAGTGGAAGAAGACAAGAACTTGTACTATCACCAAGTCGGGATATCATGCATACTTTGCTATTTCTGCCACATCACTTGCTCAAGATTCTGAGTTTGATGTTGATGATGAAGCAACCAAAGCACAGATCAAAAGAGCATTTGTTAAGTCACTTAAGACTAAGAAACTTAACAAAAAAGTTCTTGGTGAATTTATTGAACTAGTCGCATGAACATTTTTGTAACTGATTGGGATCCACATAGGTCAGCAAAAGTATTGCCTGATAAGCATGTGGTCAAAATGCCCTTAGAGACATGCCAAATGCTCTCCATTATCTTCTCACACTGGTATTATGATTGGGGCGATGATTTAGTTAAGAAGATAGATGGAACTCCATATAAGACATCTAAGGGTGCATTTAGAAATCATCCCTGTACTCAATGGGCAGCAGCAAGTTTATATAATACTGCATGGTTAATACAACATGGGTGTGCCTTGACTTCTGAGTATCAACACAGATATAATAAGGTACATGGATGTGCTGATGCTTTGTTTGAGGCAAAGAAAACATTCCATAAATTCG